GCTTCGTCCATTACGCGAGTGAATCTCTCAAAAGCAGGGTGCTTAGCAATGTCTTCCTTGATTCCTGGCAGTGGTGCATTTGTCGCCCACATCCAAGCCTTATCGGAATAGAGAAGCAGACGTATTTCCCCACCCGGATTAAGATTCTCAACTGCATCCTTGAGGATTTCCCGTATCTTCGGGGAATGATGCAGAACCCCATTCGAGTAGAAGATGTCCACCTTGCATTTTGGGATTGGCTCGTAGCCGGAAAGTCTGAGTACTCGTTCTGCTGCCTGAATGTTCGTCGGGAAGATGTCCGATAGATAGACGGAGTTTCCTGACTTGCAGAATTGCAAAGCCTCAATACCAAACCCACATCCATAGTCATGAATCTTCTTCCCGTGTGTGGAATCTAGGCCGAGAGTAGACCTCCAAAGATTCTCCCAATTCCTGACTCCTCCGTAACGGTTGTTCTCAAACGTTTTAATAAACTTGTGCACCATATCATCCGGCCAGGAAAGGAATTCCTCGCTACTGATATACCCCACATCATCGAAAGGGATATGGCTCCAGTCCATCAGTCCGTGTGTCCTTGTCGGCAATAGTAGTGGTACATGATCTTGTCCACGTAGTGCTCTGTTTTTACGATCCCCAGACCCCTCATGGCATCGGCCCAGATAACGTCTTCGTTCCCGTCGCCTTTGCTCATTGCTTCTGACCCCTGCAGCGCTAGTTCTCTTTTGATTGGGTTCAGGTGCGACAAGTCCCTATAGTGGCCTTCATTCGTGCTCGACCATTGCGGGTATTTCAGGGAATGGTAAGTAGGAAGTTCTTTTGGACCTCCCGGCCCTCCGTAGTAAAGCTGTACCTGGAACCCGATATAATCCACGCCATCAAGCAAGGGGAAGATTCTTGAAACGTAGTCCTCCGCCACAAGGTCGTCATCATCCACGAAGTTGATATACTCGGCTTCCGATTGCTTTATCATCTCAACCCGATTGGCCCCGCGAGTCATGCCCTTCACGAAAATGCGCTCCACTACTTCTACTTCAGGGTTGCCTTCAATCTGTGGCAGTAGCACATTCCTGAGCCTCATCAGATACGCGAGTCTCGATGGCTGGGTCAGGATTAAGATGGACCATTTCATAGGGTTTCCCAAGGCTCCTGCGTAGTTTCTCTGCGTCCTTCAGCCGTTCAGGGAGCAAATCGTCATAGAGCTTCTTTACGTTATCGCGCCCGCCACGGTCCATACGTTCCTGATGCGTCTTGTCTACGCTGGCCTTGCCGTTGATAAAATGCATGTGCTCGGTGATGAAAGGGAGGAAGACTCTCCGATTGACCATATTTGCCAGGTCATTCAGCCAGACATCGGCCATGTCGGAAGAGAAATACGGAGGAACGAAATATCCTGTAGCGTCTTTCCATGCGCGATGCATGAATCCGTGCGTGCCAAACTTGTGGCCATAGATTCCATCGTCCCCGTGAACAAAAGCCAGCCTGTCGGGGAAAGAAGCAAAGGCTCTTCGCACCTGGCCATCCCAGCCCGGCGTCCTGAATACGATGTCATCCCCGGCTTGCATTAGGATCTCTCCAGTTGCCACTTCCGCGCACTTGTCCCACATGGCGGATAGTGTTATTCGCGGACCTCTCAGCACACGAACTTCTGGCAGTTCTATCGCTTGAGGGAAAGTCTCATCATCATCGTCTACATAGAATACGAATTCTGGACAAACCGTAGCCGTGGCAATGACAGAATCAATCAGCCGTTTGACGTTTCCTGGTCTTCCGCGCGTCGGGCAGAGAATCGAAATCTTCATTGGCGGAACTTCCATAGGGTACTCTCCCTTGATCTTCGCTCGCAGGATGCACTCATCCCGGTAAGGCTCGAAATCCTTGATGGAGTAGGGATAGATGCCAAGATGCCCAGGCTGAACGGAAGTGTCTACGTGAATAGGGATGTCACAATAATTCTTGGCAAGCTGGCAGAACGTTACATCCTCTCCCATTTCAATGTCACCTTGCGGTGTAGGAAGGAAGCGGAACCAGTAGCATGTCTTGTCGGCATCGAACTTCTTCAGGCGTGCGGATTTCAGGTACTCCAGCTTTTCTCCTGTAAGTCCGTAGAAGTCTTTCTCCCATAGACAGTCGAAATAGACCTGCGAGACCTGCTCAAGAGCTTGTCTTGAAATCAGCATCAACCCCGTTCCTACAGCATCTACTTCGATGAGCTTCCCTTCCGGCCATTCCCAGACTTGTTTAGATTCTCCGGTCTTCCTGTCAAAGAAACGTATGTTCGGGATGGGAGGATCGTTCCTGCGGGTGCAAAGACCCGCTACGATGTCCTTTTTGTGGCTGAGTAACCGTTCCAATGTGTCCGGCTCAATCACAATGTCGTCGTCAATGAACAGGCAGTGAGTCCAGGGCTTCCCTGTCTTGATGTGCTCTGTAATGAGCCAGTTGCGCGACCAGTGAACAACGGAACCTGAGATTGGCGGACCTTCGTAGACGATAGCCTTATCCCGCTCGCGGGTGTAGGAGACCATCTTTAGAAGGGCTGCTCCCATCTTTGGCTCTGGAGACCTATAAGTCGGGCAAAGAATAACCACGATGGGCTTGTCTTCGGCCTTGGCATCTGGCTTGGCAATCTCAACGTCAATGCCGTATTCCTTCAGAGCTGCTCTGCCGGCAGGATTAAGAAGTAATTGCCTTGCACGTTTCTGCCAAGGTCTCAACTCATCCCCTCCACGGGTCCACTGGCCTTTGATATGCCCCGCTGATTACTTCTTGCGGAGTCAGCCCTTTGCCGCGTTGCCATGCTCGCAAGCCTGCTGGATTTACCGCTTCCCACCCGAGCACGGTTTTCATTGAGCCGCACCATTTGCACATCCATCGCCGTCCAATACCAGGATCGTCCTCGAAATCTAACCACCCGCCATGAGGTTTGAATGTTCCCACCTTCTTACAAAGTGGACAGCGCAGACGGTCGCGCATTCCAACGATGCGAAGAAAGTCAAAGAACTGATGCTTGATTGCAAATAGAATTTTCAATTCACGTCTCTCCCTTCAGCGGCTGCTGCTGTCATCCAGTGCGCTATCTCTTCCGCTTTGCGAAGCGCTGCGTGGTACTCGACGGAATCCATTGGCTCAGTTCTGCGCTCTGCACGCTTCTTGGCTATAGCCCTTTCCCGCAAAGCCTTCTCCTCTTCCGTTTCCGCCATAAGCCGTTGTTCTTGCTCGTGACGGTATTCCGGCTTTCTATCGAAGCCGCCATCCTCTGAATGCACGTACTCATTGGGGTGAGCTTCGTAGCCCATCCAAATCTTCTTGTCGCTGGGATCTGTAACCTTGTCGAAGCTCTGAGGAGCGCAGGAGACGCACTCCTCCCGTTGGTTGCCGTCCTTGTCCCAGATGAGGCGGGAACGAGTGACTTCCGCCTTGCAGTTTGAGCAGATAGTCATGCCGTGACTGGAGCTGACTTTTGCTTCTTCACCTGCGTAAGAAGCTCGTTGCGTTCATTCTCTAGACGCTGTTCCCGAGCCTTCAGGTTCAGTTCCTTCTCGGCAATTCTTTCCTCGGAAGTGAGCCAGACGTTCTTCCACTGGTCTTCCGTGAAGTTGCAATTGGGGTTTTTGTTCAGCCAGTATTGCTGCTCAGGATCGGAGGTGGAATAGAAGCCATTGATGAACTCTACCGATGCTTCACCAACCATTCTGACTTCCCCATCCTCCATTATTTTCTTGGCTGGAGGGATGTTGCAGACAACGGTTCTTCCCCGGATTATCGGGGCCAGCATTCCTTGAGGAGTCTTTCCGGGGTCAAGCGGGGCGTCCAGCGTGTGGTAGTCCTTCTTTTCTACTACGTGGTTGACCGTGCCGTCCAAGCAGACCCAATCGCCAACCTTGAACTCCTTGTCGCAAACCAAGCACTTCCAACTCTGAATCATAGTTTCCTTTCTAACCGTTGAAGATAAGCGCCAACTCGACAGTAAATTCTCCGACTCTTTGAGAAATCATCTAGTTCTCCTAAGAAAGAGTGGGGCCACCATTAGGCAGCCCCACTGAAAACATCATTGATAGGCAGACAGGTCGAAGAGCCACGCATTCTTGCGCTCGTGGCGAATCTCCCATCCGAGCTGGCTGCGGTATTCATCCGTGCGAGTTGTCGAGCCGTCTGGCAGGATGTTCTCGTACAGTTTGGTATCGCCGATTAGATTGTCTCCGCCGCCCTGCAAATAACGGATGGCTACGGAAGGCAAGTCGATGGAGTACGCATGGCTGGCAAAGTTGTTCCCGGTCGAGTAGCCAACATCGCCAGTCCCCAGCCGGTAGTCGTTAGCCAGCATGAATTCCCCGAGTGCCATCTCGAATCGCGCAATCTTCACCCCGAAAACAGTATCGCCTACGCGCGTAAGCAACTTGTTCTGTGAGTAGAAGTTAAGCGCCGAAATGACCTTCGGAGCGCAAAGCAACAGCTTCTGCTTTTCTCCGTATCGGAATGCCGTCTCTGAGAATGTGTTCCACGTGGTGATGGTCGCTGTCGTGGAAGCATCCGTCTTGTTGGTGGCAATGCGCGACAGCCAACCCATCGTTGTCCAGCGCGAGCTGGGCAGTGCCAGGGATTCTGACGCGCGAGACCACAGCCCCGCACCTTCGATTTCCGAGCGATGTCGGATAAGCGCTTTGACGAGCTGATATTTCCGCTCACCTTGTGGCGCTCCGTATTGCTTGGTCGAAGCTGCGGTGTGGGTCACCTTGACCGGCGTTTTGAAGATTTGGGCGTAGCTAATCTGCACGGTTTTTGCCGTGTAGCGTTGCTGTCCGATGTTGTCATCTTCCTTGAACGCCGAGGCTAGAACGCGGAGAGAGCCAGTAGCAGGCAAAGTGTCTGCGCCGGAACCTCCTACGCCTCGCGTGATGGTCAGGGTGTTGGTGGAAATGGCGGTGATGAGAAACACTTCCGGGGCTGCGGAGCTGGATTGCGCCTTTGGAACGGCAACAATGTCTCCGACGCCGAAAATGGTTCCATCCGCCACCAGGATGTTGGTTGCAGCCGAAGTGTAATCAACCGTCTGCGAGGCATAGCCCCACAGGGAAACTTCCGTGTCCTCAACCCACTCGAATCGTGGGCCGATAGTCGGCTGCTTCCGCTTGGCTGCGTTCGTCAACACAAACAGCGGAGCCGCATCCGGTTCGAGCAATACCATCTGCTCGGACACGTCGCGGACGTTGGTTGTGTCGGTTACGAATTGATCGAAACTGCGTGAAACTTGTAACACTTAGCTCCTTCTGCTAGAGGCGGCCATGCTCCTGCGTGTACAAGTCCATAGTTTCCTCGTCAAAGAGGTCGCTGTTGGTCTGGAACCTGCTGGAGCCTTTTGCGCCTGTAGCGGCATTGGATTTCCCGGAGCCGAGATTCCCCGCGCTTCTGCGGACATCGGCGCGTCGTGCGTTCCTTGCTCCCGCTGCTGCGGCCTGCTGAAGCAATTGAGGATTGACGTTCTGGCCGGAAGCTATCTTTGCCAGCATCGCGTACTTGCGTTCCGCGTTCTGCTGTGCCGGTAAAGGTCTTCCTTGCTGGTCAGTGAACTGCATCTCGTCAAACCCTGGTATGCGAGAAGCTGCTTCACGGAGCTTCTGAGAAAACTCTTTCGTTCCGTAAGAAGGCAGATTCTGAAAAGAAGGGTCTGAGTTGCGAACGCGGTCCCATGCCATCGCATGAGAACTGCGGTCGTACATATCACTGAACCCCGGAAATGCCTGCCCAAGCTGTTGAGATAGCTGGGCCTGAAGCATATCCGGTAAGAACGTGTTCACCAGGTTGAGCATATATTTCGAGGTTACTTGCGCAAGCGCCATAGGCTGTTCGGCCTCCGGGCGTTGCCAGATGCTTAGGAACTCGTTGTGGAACTGCTTGGCCACTTCGGGGTCCGTTCGCTCCTGCACGGCTCGCGCAAGGTTCTGAAAATGCTGTTCTCTGGTAACCTGAGGGGCAGTCTGCGGGGTTGGTTCCTGCTGAACTTCCGGCTCAGGCTCGTATTGCTCCTGCTGCTGCAACTGCTGCAAGTAAATATCGGAGTTGATTTTGTCGATGACGAGCTGCTTGAGCTGTGGGTTAGCTTGCCAGCTTTCATCAAGGCCGTACCGTTGAGCATAGCGCTGCAAGACCTCATCAGGAAAAATCTTGTCCTGCTCCGTAGGGAGCCAGTTCTCGACTTCTTCCTGCTCAGGTTGCTGCTCTTGCTCTAACGGCTGCTCCTGAGTATCAACAACTTCCTGCTGTTGTTCGGCTTCGGGAGTCTCAACCGCAGACTGCTGCTGTTCCTCGGGGCCAAGAAGCGATTCCGCAATCGCATCCTGTGTTGGTGCTTCTGTCGCTTCAGTTGCCATTTACTACTCCTTTGTCGGGTTGGTTCCGACTGCACCCGGTTGGTCCGGGGAAACTGGTGCGCCTTGCCCTTCGATTCTTCGCTGCAAGTCGGCAATCACCGACATGGCGGCATCAAACTCTTGGCGGCTCACGCCCTTGGCCAGATCGAACGGTGCCACGCTCGGCGGGATAGACGGAATCGTGGCATGGTCCGGGTCTACGCCGGCCACTTCGACCGGATACAGGGATTTCGTTACCTGTACGCCGGATTGACTGGCAACGCCGAAATGCGCTGCGGCTTCAACGTCCGTATAAGCCGCAACAAGCCCTGACTTGGGCTGGCCGTTCTCCTGGTAGTTGACTCTGAATACGCCTCTCATTGTGTTGCTCCTTTTAATTGTTCGTCTGCAAACCGCTTCAAATCCATGATGGCATCCTCGTAGGCTTCGACTTTCCCAGCCAGCCGGGCTTCTTTCATTGTGTCGCGGATGCTTTGCCTGACAGCCGAAAGCAGAAGTCGGGTATTCTCCCTGCCCAATTCCTCAAAGAACGCCTCTAGTGATGGCCGGAAGAGCGAGTCGTTCACGGCATCTCTGAGCGTCTGGGCTTCAGCTAGTCTTAGGACTTGGATTGCCTACCCCTTTACTCATCGGCGTATCTGGAACATCGTCTACGCTCTTACTGCTCATCAGGTTGTCGGCATGGTCCGAAGCTTCGGAAGCTTTGGCAATTCCCTTCAGCGTGTCCTCAACCTGCATGTGCTGTGCGGCGGCAGGAGGCAACGGCTGGCCGGTAATCGACTGATACAGGACACCCATAACCTCTGCCGGAGGATCGGCCTTGACGGAAACCGTCATTGTGACCTTCGGCGGTGGCGGAACTGGCGGCTTTGGGGGCGGTACAGCCTTGTCAGCGTCAATCCCGCGAATCGTGGAAGCATAGAAGTGAGCTGCGTAATATGGGTCAATCACGCTCGGCATCTGGCCGGCAGCGGTCAAAAGCTGTAGAGCAGCGTTTCTGCGAATATCATCATCCACCGACAGCATGGACATGGCCGCTGGCTCGACCTGAATCTCCTGCTGAAGCTCCATAAAGTCCAGCTTGGCGATAGAAGCCTTCCCGTATCGTTGCGTCAGCCCTTCAACCTGCCCTGTGTACTTACCGGCAATCTGGTAAGGCTTGTATCCGCTTAGGCTTGAAGAGTCTTGCTCAGGCTCAGTCTGTTGCAACATTGCCAGTTTCTTCTCGCCGGATTCCTTCAAGTACCAATTAAGTGAATCAATCTCAAATTGCGTCAAAGCGTCCGCTGATTTAGCTGCCAGAACTGCCGTAGTTGCCGTCTTTCCTGCCTGGGGGTTGGAGTCTGTTCCTGTCTCCACGTTCGTAAGATTAGGTTCGCCTAAAGCCATCATACGCATGTTCTGCGCTTCTTCTTCCTGTGCGCCTTGAAGAGCTATTCCGTAATGGCCCATGTTCTCAATGAGTGGTTTGATGGCGTCTGGGTCTCGAACCACAATCAATCTCATCAATGCCCGGTCAATCTGCTCGTCAGGGATGTCTGCCGCGTTCTTGCACATCATCAAAGGTCTAAGAATAGCGGCTACAAGGTCTCTGCGGCTCCCTACAATAGCGTTATGAAGCAGCCAGAGATGCCGGAAGAGGATTGGCGTCGAATCTCCATAAGCCGACAGGAGATCGAACATCGGAGCCAGTTCCGTGTAGCAATACTTTCCGTATAAGTCCCACGGATATGGCATCTTGCCGAGATAGACCTTCTCGTTTCCTACCCACTCAATCCAAAACTTGCCATCCTTGTCCTTGGTGTGGCATTCGAGAACATCGTACCGTTTTCCGCGAATCAGTTTGGTAGGGAAAAGAGGTAAGGTCTGGCCTTGTGCATTCGTTCGCAATCGGCTTCTCAGGTCAAATGGCTGCTGCTGATAGATAGGCTGCCAGGTCGGCATGTCCGCAAGTTCCTGGATAGCCTTGGGGTCGAAGAGCGAGACTTCCTGCTGCGTATCCGGGTCAATGTAGGTCTTTTGGCTCATCTTTTTGAGCCAGACATCCGACTCCCAATAGTTCTCTACGCACCAGCCTGACTCGTTCAAACGTGCGGCTCCAGGCTCCATGAAGAAGTCGCCGATGAATACGTTCTTGCTGACTGGCCCTTCAAACTGACTGACCTTTTGCGGCACTTGAGTCGTATTCCCAAACTTGGCTATAGCTTGAGCCTTTTCATCATCCGATAGATCGTCTTCAGTGCCGCCTAGCTGCTGAGCGGCAGTCTGGTCGCCTTGTCCATTCAGCTGTGCCAAATCTGAACGTTTCAGCTCGCTGGTGTTTCTGAAGAACTGCTTATTGACCTCGACGGTATCCCAAAATAGCTTGGAGACTGCCCATCCGAAGGTCTGGCTGCTTTGCACCGTCCTGCGATGCTCTATCGCTTCTCCCGAGCGGTCAAACTGCATGTAGGCCCAAGCTGTCAAGCGTTCTGCAAGGTCTGTGTTTCCGCCATCAGGAACCGTATAGTTGATTTGCGGAGGATTGGCCGTCAGCCGAGCTGTCTTTCTGCGGATAATGAGGCTCAGTTCCGGCATCGCTACGTTCGTGCGGGTGTTGTCCTCAACCTGCTCGCCCTTCTTGTTTACCGTCATTATGGGCTTTGTACGGCACTTTGACGCGCGGAATACGTCTTCCCACATATCCCAATAGTTGATTTGCATGTAGCGGCGGGATTCGTTGCGGCGGTCGAGAATGTCTGAAACGTTCTCAGGCGTGCGCTTGCGAGGCTTGCGCTGGGACTTCTGTTGCGTAGTATCCGTGTCCGGCATGGCCTTGCTGGTTCCGGGGATGGCTCCAGTGCTAATAATTCACCCCTGCGGCGATAGGCTTCCAGTTACTCGTCGGCTTGCGTTGCGGGATATATTCAGGCTCAGACATGGCTAGATACTTGAGGCAGTCTGTCAGATGGTTCCTTTTGCTTTGGGCTTTGCCAGTCGGGTCTGAACGTTCGGCCATGATAGGGGTTAGCTGCTGAAAACGGTTCGTCTTTAGCTCGTGAATCAGTTCCGGGCAGCGGTCTTGGAAGATGTGAAGCTTGGACTTCGGCTTGAATGTTCCGTCCGCTTGTTCCACGTCGCGCGGCTTCAGCCATTCGTTGACCTTCTCTGGCCCGGCATTGTTGTCCTTGATGCAGTCCTTGAAGTTCCAGCCGCCAAGCTCCTCGAAGCGCTTCTGGAAGTTATATTCAGGCTTTTCATCGAAGAAGCCTTGCCCCATCGCTCTGGCAGCATAGTCAATTACCCGCGTGTAGATGTCTTCGTCCTTCCCTTCATTTTCTGGATTATCCGCGCTTTCCAACCACTGAACAGTTTCCACATACTGCTTGATGGAGAATCTGTTGTCATCCTCCGGCACATTGCCGCGCTGACCATAGATTTTAGATGGCCAGAGTTCACGGTAAGCCCAAAAGTCACCCCATTTATCGACTGCGATCCAGAGTGCTGCGTGAGGGACAACGGGATGCGGGTCGAGAGCGAAATACCGCGTCCATTCTTTCGGGATATGGAAACTGTGTTCGAGGCTGGCTTGATCATGGAGTTGGTATATCAGCGTCCCAAGCTTCGCGCTGAAGTTGATTTCGTACTCTTGCTCATAGTCTGCTGCATTCGTCATTGCCGCCTTTTGCTTGGCTGCCCATTCTGGCGTCTTGTCCGGGTCTGCCGAGTAGTGCAGCCGGAAGATCGAGATTCCATGCGGATTTTTCCAGGTACTGACTCCCGGATGCGGGAATTCGATGTTCACGAGCCTGCGATTATGTTTGGATGCACTACAGCAGCCGTAACATGCTGCTTGAAGTCGGAGTCTGCCCCGGATGCCGCTGTAACGGCGTTTTTATCGCTTGTCGCGCTGACGAAAACCGTCTTGGTAGCCATCCCGCGAGCACTTACATAAGTCACTTTGTAGAGGTCTGCCATGTCACTCTCCGTAGAACGCTAAAGCTGCCCGCGTTCGGGGCTTCTTCGTTGCCGTTGGATTCCCTGTTACCGGCATCCTAGTCTGAGGGCCGATACGGGAAGAATTACCTCTTGGCATCACTTCGCTTTGGCCAGTTGCCTGACCTGTCAGGTTCGCTAAGGCGTTGTTCTGAACAGGCGTAAAGCTTCCGGCATTGGCTGCCCCAGAAGTACCTCGTGGCGCTGAAGATGGCCTATCCTGTACTCGTGCCATGCCTGCCGTAGTTGGCCCTGTATGCTTCGAGGAGCCAAGAAGGGGCTGTTTGGAGTTCTGGGGCCTCGGAGCCAATTGCCCCGCTCCTCGCCTAGACTGATCCGTGGTTGCGTTCCTTCCGCCCTTATTGACCCAGCCAATGCCCTGCCCCCGCCCATCTCCTGCCGCGTCTCCGGTCTGTGTCGCTGGTACGAATGCTTTTGAGCGTTTCATCATCATTCACCGTAGAAGCTGGCGTTACGCTTCACCTTTCCAAGATTCTGCGCTCCGGCCTTGCGTGCAGGGGGAGGAAAGCCCATCCTGCCGCCGATCTGCTTGGACTGATTCGGTAGCTTAGAGTAGCCTACCGCTCCGCCAGAAGGATTAGACTGGCCTATGCTTGAACCTCTAAAACCCGCCCTAATGCGTGGCCCAAGGCCTGGAACTGACCCTGAAGGGCCATTGGAGGCCGGCAACGTCGCCGCCCCTCCCTTATTCGTAAAAGGCTGCTGCGCACGGCCAGAGATGCGCTTCTGGAGGTCCAGCGAGGTCTCTTTGGCGTCATTCAGTACCGGAGCCTTGGGCGTAGTAGAATAGCTGCCAGCCGTCTTGGTTTTGTTGCCGGCAGGCTCGGATTGGCTTCCCGGCCACTTTCCTGTGTTCGTCCGCTGCGTGCCGACTGAGTGCCGGCCTTTCATCGGGTCTCTTCCCTTCATAGTGAAACCTCCCTTACCTCTCCAGCTTTGCCGCCTACCATCGGAACCTTTGCCGCATCCCCGCCCTTACTCACATAATCATGAGCCAGGCTGTGCTGCGAATGCCCTACAATCGCCTCTCCTGGCTTTACTGTCTTCATGAACTTGGCGTAACGCTTGAGAACATCGTTCTTGGCCTCACCGCCCGGTACAGGCCTATCTGGGCGGTTGCTAAAGAAGTCCAGCAAAGGCTTTATAGAGTTAGTCTTAGCCCCGCTCATGCTGCCCAGCTTCCACGGCTCAAGCTCGGAATGAACCTCAACCGGTGCTCCGGTAGCTTTGCTGATGTGCTGCGCGGTCTCAAGGGCACGCTGGCGTGGAGAACTGTGAATCTTGGTTATCCCTTTGTTCTTCAGTCCTTTGGCAATGCTCTTGGCTTTGTAGCGGCCTGATTCGCTGAGCGGCGGGTCAAGATGCCCATGAATCCGTCCTTCACGATCTAATTTCGTCTCAGGGTGGGTGATGAGCCAAGCCTTATTCGCCATAGAACGCTGATTTCTTAGGCTTTACCTTCTCAGGCAGCTTCTTGCCATTTGTAGCTTGGTCCCATTCCTTGACGCCTGCTTCGCCTAGCGCCTTGTGCCCTGCCTGGCTATTTACCCAACGTAGTTGAGCCTTAGACTTGGCTGGCATTAGAACTCACCATGCTTGACGGGCTTTTTCGACTCGTACCAATCACTGCAATAGGAGTCAATTGGAGCGGGTATGTTGTTGGAACCATGCCATTTGATGAAGTACCTGTTCTTGCATGTCTGCTTCGGGCCAAGATACTCACAAGACGAACAACTCGAACCACCTTGGGGCACGCGCATGGCTGGCTTATGGTCATTAGGATACGTTGGCTGCATTGGGCTGATACTTCGGAGGCTTAGGGCTTGGCCGTTCTTTCATCATGCTGAATCGTGTGTAGGCTGCTACTCGCTCGGGTATGACTTCGGAGCCTCTTTTTCTAAACACGGTGAGTCGCTGAGATGCCGAGTCGCCAATAGGAACCACCAAACGTCCGCCCTCAGCAAGCTGCGCCACCCATACATCCGGTATGCTTTCGATACCGCACGTCGCAACGATAGCGGAAAAGGGCGCAAACGCAGGCAATCCATACTTACCATCTCCTGTGTGCAAATAGACACAATCGCCAGTAATCTGGGTGCTGTCTACCCACGGCTCAAGCTCTATGCTGTGAACTTCTGCTCCCGTCGTACCAAACTCGCTCGTCATCGTCCCTGAGCCTGTCCCGATCTCAAGAACCTTGTCTTTAGGACCAAGAGCTAACATCTGGCGAATCAATGCCCTGCACTCAGGGCTTGGGATGGTGCGGCGACCGTCAAAGGTAGGCGCTATTGCGAGCATTCGTCACCAAACCAGCCAGGTCCAGCAGAAGAAATTGCTATAATTTGGCGAGCAACCGGATGCGCTGCGTTATAGCACTGCTCTGCTTCCGGCAGGAAAGCTGCCTCATCCATGACGTATATCGTCGGGTGGAACATGCGTATCTTGTGCTCGCCCTTGGGGATACCGAAAACTCTTCCACCGTCTTCCCATTCCAGGGCCAACTGGCTCGGTTCCCCAGAAAGCGCGTGCTTGGATTTTAGCCAAGGCTCCTGATTCCTGTACAAGCATTCGGAGTAGCCTACGAGCTGCTTGGCCTTCTCCTCGCTGTCCGTCTGCACAATCACTTCCGCTTTCTTCCACTGTGCCGCGTGTGTCGCGTAAACCATGCAGGCCCATGAGGTTAGCATTTCCCTTGTTTTGGGGATAAAGATTCTGGTCTCGTCGCGTAGCGCCTTAAAAAGTGGCTCAAAATAGCTTTTAGATGGAAATGGAGCGCGATACTCAAGTCCCTGCTGGAGATAGTGCGGGTTCTCTGTTCTTGTCCAGTGCTGTGCCCAATAGAGCGGGTCACGCCGGCAACTCTCGTCCAGGATCGCTTCCAAGATAGGCACGCTCGGCGATAGCTCGATATTGAGCGAGTTCCTCATCGCTGAGTCGCCTGAAGTGTTCATGCTCAAAATGCCCCTCGATTATGTGTTTCTGAGTTGGCTCTCCGAAACGCCATGTTACCCACTTTGTTGCCAGAATAGCTGCTACTTTTGGGTCATCGCCGGTCAAAAGCCTGCAAATCAGCTTCTCCATGCTCTCGACATTGCCCGATTTGCGGATATGAGTCTCAATCCGCTTGGCGAACTGTTCTAATGTTTTTCCGTGTCTCATATTAGCTCGTAATAGTACTAGGCTACTACCTGCATCACGATCGGCCCGTCAAAGCCTGATGGCCTTGGTGCCCAAGTCACTTTGATGCGGTTATCGCTGGCCAAAACAATCTTCTTGCCGCCTTGCCACTTTGCTTGCTTTGTTCGGGTGAGATGTTGCGCGTTCTCGAATGAGACGTGGTAGCTGGAGTCGCTGTGAGGATTGTAAACTTCTATTTTGGCGATAGTTAGCCTATGCTGAACTTCGACGCCGCACACGCCCAATACCGCCCCGGCGCGAGGCTTTGTCACTTGTAAGTCTATTTTGCTGGCTTGTCAAGAGAAAAAGCTGCTTCAGCGGCTGCTTTGGCTGCGTCCCAATCCGCTATTGCTTTCATGCGTTTGCCCAATGTGCGGGGAACTACGTTCTTGCACGCCTCTCCCGCCCGTAGCAGTGGCAGTAACCGGGATTTGTATATCGCTTGGATGATGGCTATCTGCTGCGGCGTAAAGCACAATTCCCCCTTTGATGTGCCTGCTTCCCAGCGCAACTTACTTAGACCAATTTCCGCCACGCTCTCCAGCAACCGCTCTGCGAAGTCCATGCCTACCTCCAACCTATTGAATCTGCGGCTCTTTGATTTCTGGTTCATCGCCAATCCATGTGGAATCTGCCCGAATGCAACAGGCTGGCTCGTCAGCATGAGCATTAAAACACGCTTGGCAAAGCACCATCCAGCGTGAAGTTGCTGTGCTTCCATCCGGCCTTGTGAATACTGCCTTTGGTAAATCAGGGCCAAAACCAAAGAAATGATGAGGCTTATTTTGCAAATGCCCGCAATGCATTATCGTTTCGCCGTCTCGCGGTTGCTGCTTGGTGAACTTGTCCATATCCCCCTCACCCTTTCTTGCCGATTAGCTGAAATGCTCATACAAAAATAGCCACAGGCATAAAACTATTGGAGTCACTGCTGCCACAAGCCCCCACCCAAAGCCAAACTTGACTGAAATTCCTTGCAGGATTGCAATGTAGAGTGCGACCAGCAAAAGTCCTCCGAACAGGGTTGCAGTGGCCTTGATTGTCGCTCTTAACGCTCTTGGCATGGCTCACCTGCTCTGGCGCGAAGGGCTTTCATCAGATGAATGAATACCATCGGTGGATTGTTGCCAAGGTTGTTTAGCTTGCGGTAGTCCTGCTCCCATTCAATAACCCATTGAGCCGCTTCCCGAAGCTCATTTCTTTCAAGGATGGCGCGTGCTGCCGCTTTCCAATCCGAGTGTGCGTAGTCGGGAGTGTCTTTGGATACCGCGCCATCCGGCCATTCTCGCCAGTTTCCACACGCCCTTGAAAGAATTGCAAACTCAACCCGAGCTTTCTCCATCGCCTCCCGCACGGCGTCATTGATGGCGGCAGCAATCATATCTTCAAGTGTTGCGATGTCAGGGTCATCTATCGCCTCGCAATGCAAATCGTAGTCCGCTGCCACTTCCCTTGCTCTCTCCTCATTCGTCATCGCTCTGCCCTCCCTCTCTGGCCCGCGCTCAGGACTGCTTGGGCGGGCGCTCGCGCCACTTAAAATAAATTGGACCGATAATCACTGTCAGCATCCTTCCAGATTTCAAGGAATTTTCTCGACGCCAGAGCCATTGCTTACCAGAGAACCATTCACGAAATGGTAGCAAACGTAGGTCGCTCATCCGGCTTTCGCCTCCTTGTCTGGCTTGCGCTCCCAATTCCAGATTCCCTGCATCCCCTTCGCGGGGATAGGCTCTGCGAACTTTTCCAGCACGGTCATCAAGATTCCGTATCGGCCTTCGCTGAAGTCCCCGTACTTATCTGGAGGTGCTAGTTTGTGCGGAAAGCGCACACATCCCTGAACGACGACAATACACAGGATGGCTCCGCGAGGTATTGTGCGCCAGTCATAGCCAAAATCCTCGCAAGCATCTTTCTCTACATGCTTCGCGGCGTGAATTGCGAGCGGCCCTCTGTATAGCATTTCCCAATGGCGCGTCTCGATTGTCTTGCGGCCATCGTAGATAAGGCTGGCCCACGGCTGCCACAAACTAAGTGCTCTCACGTTTTCCTCTCTCCCGGCTGCACGTCTGGCTTGCCAAACTGCACGCCTATCACGGCTGGCCGCACTTCGATCTTGCCCATCAACTCGCTGCTGTCCTCCTGCGCATCCGCGCACACTCGGCGCTGCATCGTTTCATCTTCCAGTGGTGGGTACAGGTCGTTGTCAAACGGCTTGCCTGAGTCCTTCCAGACGATTTCATACTTCATTTGCGTGGCTCCTTTGGCGGTCAGGTAATTCACGGCGAACTCATCAGCCAGCGCCCTGAGCATCTTTCCCCGGCTTGAGTGCCCTCCAGCTTCGCATTGCTCGGCTACCTTCTCTAGCCTGTCGCAAATCGCTATGATTGGCGCATTGTTGGCTGGAGCAGGCTCGGCTAGGGCTTGCTCCAGTTCGTCGGCGCAATATCGTAGGGCGTCTACTGTCTGACCATTCGCTGTTGGCCCGGCTAAACTCCATCGGATAGCTTTATCGCGCCACTTCGCAATCAGTTCTCTGTACTTGTCCATCACTTCCCCTTTCGCGGGAGACGCTCGCTTCCGCACCCCTTATCGCTCTGTAGATCGCTGCTCGCGCTCGGCCAGAAATGGTTCACAACTTTCTGAACACCCCGCATCTTCCTCTTCGTCAAATAGCGCCGTGGGCACGGTCATCAACTTCGACATGGCGAGAATATCCGCTGCTGATCGCTGCCCCCTGTAGAAGTTTCGTGGCGTCCCATCTTCATTGTTGCCAGCGAGTCCGTATTTTTCGCCCATCTCACCCCACCAAGTAAAAGCTTCTGGCGTCTCTTGCGCGATCCGCACCAACTTCGGCAAGCTCTTTTTGTGGCAGCAATCGCAATTACCTTGATGGTCTCTGAGTTTCAAATCGAAGCGCTGTTTCTTCCACCAGTCCAGAATCTCCCATTTGAGCGTCGGCCAAACGTGGACTAGCGGGTACATCATTCCAGTGCGCGGCTTTGACCGTCGCGGCTCATCCAATCGTATGCCTAGCAAAGTCTTGTAGTTCCACTCTTCCCATCCGGCGCTACGCAGGTAGCTGTGAATCGCGTTCGTTTTCAACTCCCGCGTGCAATGGAGATAGTTCATATTCGGGATACCGTACTTCTGAATCACAGCCTCGAACGGTTCGCCGCGCCTGCTGGCTGTCGCATAATCGACAATCTTGTGGGTACAGGCCGTACCTCGCTCATTGACTACGGCTTCCACCCAAACTATCGGTAATCCCCATTCTCTGGCGCAGCGGTCAACGAATATCAACGTCTCTTCGCGCTCCTTGCCTGTGTTGGCAAAAACAACTCTCAAGGTGAAAGCATCGAACCAACCCTCATCGAGTAGCTTCTTTGCCATGTAAGCGGAGGATCGCCCGCCTGAAAAGCTAACTAGAAATTTGTCTCTCACTTCCGCCCTCCACCCTTCTTCTGAGGGAGACGCTCGACGGTGACGCGCACGCGGTCGCCAACTTTGAGCTTTTTCCCATCTAAGTGAATACTTTCAAGTAACGCACACCCGTGCTTGATGCGACACTCCTTCAGTGTGCCTAGATATACTTCCTGCACTCGCTTCGTCCGCTTCCGCTTCATTGGCCCTCCCATCGCCCTCTTCATCGCCGCTTCACTAGCCATTCTGCACCTTCCCTCTTTTCAGCAGCCGATAGCCCAGCCTCACGCCCTGTCAACCTCTGGCATGTCTTTGCAAAATTCTAGTGCCGTACTGATTTGCCCAGGAGTCAAATGAAAAAAATGAACTTTCTCGGTACCTTTTTTCGGCATGTCTCCATTCATACCTAAGAGTTCTGTAAATCTCTGCATGTCTGGCGTGAAGGCAATCATGCAGTTACCTACAATTAGCGGTCGGCCATCTTTCAAGCGTCGGATGTTGCCGGGTTCAATGACCGCAAAAATTCCGCCATCGGGCAAAGGGAACTTCATCATATTTTTTCTGCCTTAGTCCACGTCGGCATGGATGCGACTTCTTTCGGAGACGGGAATACGCCAGTGAAGCGGATTGCGCGGTCGTCAATCGTCACCACGGCTGGCGGTTTCCAACGCGCGAATCGCACATCTTCAAGGCCCGGCCCCGCTGGCGTGTCATACCAAAGACTGCCAGCGTGAGTCTTGAGCCACTTTCGCATTGCGGAGATACCGCCCCAATATCTCGCACGGCTGGAATGAATCACGACATCGTACTTATGGAGGGCGTGGAGCATGAACTCAATCGCTCCTGCTACTGGCGGGTCAGGAATTGTTCGCGCGCCCTTCCAACCACTTGTATAGCTATGAATTACGCCGTCAAAATCTAGGCAGATAATCTGTTTCCTCATTTTCGTCCCTCCGTAAATCTTCAAAATCCGATACAGCAGCCTGATATTCCACCCCAGCATCACCGCAACCACCAGCAAGCTCAGCAGCACAAACAGCAAGATCAATCCGCTATTCTCAAACGCCAAGATGCTCAGAATGTTGAAGAGTTCGCGGAGGAAGCTAATCATGGGTTAGTCCTTTGCATTGCGATGGCCGTGATACTTCTGCCAGTGAGCTAAATCTTCCGCTGTCGCCTTGCGCCCCCATTTGAACCCTGGGCAGCCACAAAAACATCTCGTTGGTGGCGTCGGGTCTTGAGCGTAAGGGTTTACTTTGCAATGCTGTGAGCGATAGTCGCCGCAAAAGCAAATGTCGGAGCCGTGCTCCCTGCGCTTCGCCATCTCATCCCTCCTTATGCTCAGCCCGGTCACTCTTGATAAGACGGTTGTGGTAGCGCGTGTGCCAGTAAGCGCATACCCATAGCCCGCAAGCTACATCGTCGCAACGCCGCCCGCCGCATGCCTTCACGTTGTGATGCCACTGCCCCTCGTCCCACCAGACCGGGTGCCTCGTTTCGCAGCCTTGACACCATGCCGGCGAGGTTGCTATGGCAGTACCAGTCCCGTCAAGGAATACCTGGCCTCCCGCTGCTCGGTAAATCTCTGCCCGTCTCTCCCGGTGCGCGATTACGCCGTACAAGTACTGGTGGCCATTGCGCCAGAAGGTCTTCTTCTTGCTTTGCTTGACTGGCTTTGGGAAGGCTAGTTTCATGCCGATGCCCTGTGTTTTGCCAACGCCTTGGCACCTCGTTCTGAGCGGTTTTTCCATGATTCCAGCCACTCGGAGCGTAAAGTGGCCCTTAGAGACCTTTTAGCCTCCCAAATCGTCTGTAGCGCGGAGGAAAGTACCGATTT